TTAGACAGGGTACCCATCTTCTCAGCACCAAGGCTGAACGGCGTTGCAACCTGACCGTCACCGTCGATGCTCAGAGCCGGACGGTAGAATACCGAGGACTCGAGGATCGTCGCAACATCGGGGCCGATAACCATGAAGTTAGCGGAACCGCGAAGCGTCTTACGGTGAATGGTGTTACCCACGTCGATGACAGTCTCAATCAGAGTCTCATACCAATCACGGACCGTGCCCGTGAAAGCGGGACCCGGGGTAAGGGACGTCGACTGAGAAATCTCAGCACCGGTTTCCTTGTTGACAAACTTACCGGGCGAGCGTGACCAGTAGAAGTTAGCACCAGAAGCACCCTGTAACAGGTCGTTCAGGATCTCGCGATCGATTTCCAGAGCGATCTGAGCAGAGAGAATCTGGGTGAGCTCAACCTCAGCGTCAAGGCTGTGATAAGCGTTCAAATCCTGCGCCAGTTCGGGTGACCACTTGGCCCGCAGCTTCCGTGTATCGGCAACGACCGGGATGGACTCGATCTTGATGTCGATTTCCGGAATCTCCGGAGAAGGTGTCGTAGCAAAGTTCGACTCGAATGATGGGATAACAAGTGTCTCGCCATTAGATGACTGGAAGCTTGCATCCTGAACATAAGAGAGTGTAAGACCTGATGTCGCGGCAGTACCTCTCGATGAACCAGACACAATCATAAGGACACCAATGTCATTATCACCGGTAACGTTAGTGATCGTTGAAACCGGTGTAATACCGGAAACACTAGCACCTGTTGCACCGGCCGGAGTCACACGAACGAGCTGGTTAAGACGTCGAACGTTTGTAACGTTCAGACCCTGTTGGATGGATCCCGTCGGCGCACTGACAGAAGCATACCCGCCGTTTGTACCGCCAGCAGGAACTCGAGATGAATCAAATAGCGCAATTTCCTTGATGGCAGTAAAGTCACAAGGCTTTGCACCAGTGAGCTGTGTAGAACCAATTGAGTTGGCCCTAATAACAACTGCTGTATACGCCTGCGATGAGCCGACTCCACCAGGATCGGTACCGCCCTCAATTAGCGAAGTGATCTGTGGATCGAACTGCAACAACTTTGCGTCAGAACCGGTTGCCCACAGACACGTGGCGGCTGTCATCGTCTTACCGGCATGGAATGCACCTGAAGTAATGTATATGCCGGAGGTGGTGCCGAAGTCGGTCGTTGCATGAACTCTGGAATAGCCTGCGCCGGCAAGGTCGTACATACCACCGATTGCCAGGGAACCCGACTGGATACCCCTACCCGCTGGTGATCCGTAGATCGACGAACCAGAAACGTAGGTCGCCTCGCCCGTGTCCTTACCGACGTTACTACCGTACGTGTAATCCAAGTAAAAGAGCAGGCCCGAAGGCAGGCTCATCGGTTGGACGGAAACGAGCTCGTTGGCAACGAGGCCGCCGAAGACTCTACGAACGATTGGGAATGCGATGTTGGTAAAACCGCCAAGGTCACCAGACGAAGTGCCAGCGCCTGCGCCCGTTCCGATAGTGGAACGTTCGCGGAGCAACTGTGCTGCCTGGTTTTCCATGAGCATCGCCATATTTTCTCTATTCTGCCCATCAAGACCGCGAAGAAGACCCGTTCGGGACCACTTCTCGACGAGACGAGCGTTTTGCTGACCAAGGTGCCGGTGACGGATTCCCTCGGTGAGCGTATCTAAACTAAACTTGCGTGACATGTTTGTCTCTCCTAAGGTTTGTTATTGAGTTGGTTATTTCTTGCCCGAAGTAATTCCGGCCAAGGTTGCCCAACGATCCGTTTGCCCAGCACCCTCGTTCAGGGAGCGAGTCCCCGAGCGGGTTGTTGATTTTGACGATGAACCGCGGACCCGCCCACCGGACTCTCTGAGGGTTTTACCCTTTGAGACGCCAGTAAACAGGCTCTTATAAAGAAGCTTCGCTTCTCTAAGTGTCTTGGCACTATCGAGTGCCTCGACGATTGTCCGTTGCTGCCGTGCGTTCAGATTTTTGTTCTGCATCAGCTTGTTGGCATAAAGCAACTTCGCATTGAACAGGTTCATCTCTGTGAGCTGACCCTGTAGTTGGTTGACCGCACCGGTTGCCCGACGCAGTCGACCCTTGATGGCACGGTTATTCCGCGCTTCCCGAAGGGCACGTCTCGACCGGCGTACCCGGCGCGATTCGTTAACTTTTCCTCTACGTGATCTACGTGATCTACGTGATCTACGTGATCTACGACGGCGCGTCTCACCAAGAGGTGGTCTTGGCGTGGGAGCATCTCCAAGCTCGTCATTTAATGCGTGGAGGAGATCATCTTCATCCAGATCGACGATCACATCGCCGTCTGCTTCACCGCCACCGAATGCATTTGCTTCGTCGGCAGCTTCTTCGTTCAAGGAACGGAGTGCTCTGCGGAGAGAGGCTTCGTCAATCTCGTAAACATCACTCTCAAGATCGAGTTCGACTCCTTCTTCTTCCTCGACATCAACATCGATATCTTCAATATCGACTTCCTCGTCCTCATCTTCCTCACCCTCGAGCGGAACCCCCAGTTCAAATTCGATCTCAAGGTCGCCAAGCAGTTCCTCTACTTCGGCTTCCTCGTCCTCATCTTCGGGTTGGAAAGAGAGTACCGCATCAAGCTCATCAAGCCCTTCAGGGTCTTCTTCCAAGCCCGCCGCCCCCATCACACCACCAACCGCAGCCGAAGCAGCGCTGGTCGGCATCGCTTCGAAGAGCTTAGAAAAGACTCCTCTGTTTAATCGACGTGCCATAGCTTTTATCTCCTGTAATGTTTTTTCAACGTTGTTATAGATCTGATCATCGCCAGATTCCTTAATAAGTATCGCCTCGCGGCGGATTTGCAACGTTTCCTTGATTATGGTGTTAAGTTTCCCCAAAAAAACCATGCGTAAATTGTGATCTAAGCGGGTCGAATCAACGCTTTCAGACAAGACCACCATCCGAGCCAGCTTTTTACGAACCGCTCGCAGTGACTCAGAAAGTTGCTTTCTTGTGTGTGGTGAACTCAATCGCACCAGATTGGCAAGAGCCTTAAGATCTGTTTCATTAATTTCTTCTTCATCAAGAAGCATGGGCTTACCTTCCCCATCTTCTTCCTCAACCGACACAGTTTCTTCTTTAACGGATTCATTCAGGGTTGTTTTCACCCCGGCTAAATCTGAAAAGACTTCTTTCTCAATCATCTCTTTGATTTGTGGAGTGATTGCTTTTATTAATTCGTTCTTCGCAGTCTCTTCCGCCATGCGCTTAAGGTTTTGCGCATCAAGAATTGCTTGTTCATACATATTTTGTGACATGCTCTCCCACCACTACATGTAAATATCAATAAAGAAGGACAAAAAACCCTTAAGGTTCATTAACTCTTCGCTCTTTTGCTAAAATTGCTCGAACAAATCTTCTAACTGTTGCATCATCGCTGTCTAAAAAATCAGTAAGCCTGTATTTCGGAGGTGTTTCCTCATCAGTTTCTGGTGCTTGTGACCAACCGCGCTTGGTACCAGTTGGTCTTGTGATTGTACGAAAACCTGATATTGAAGAACCGATACCGGCAGGAAGCGTCACACCGATGCCACCCCCACCTTTTACGTACTTACCCAACTCTTCCTTTATTTTAGTCGCGGCGCCCGCGAAGTAAAAGGGATCTGTACCCGCAGCTGCGTAGAAATCAGTAACAGGCATAAAACGTTGGGTTTTTGAATCAAACTCAACAGGAACGTCTGTAACTTCTATGTCAGCGATCCCTTCGGATTCTTCTTCTTCCTCGTCCGTCATGGAGTATGGATAAGCAGAACCTTGAACCCTGGGTTTTGAAAACTTTAAACGAGTACGCCCGTAACCTAAATCGTTACGGGCATCCATCTGTGGAAACGTTGTATAAGTTCCGTCAGGGTTATGGCTCATTTCTTTACTGTGGCTTGCTTGTGCCTAACCCAAACATACCAAGCTTTGCAGTGGCGATTTCTTGTGAGGTATCCTTAGGATTAGTAAGTGCACCAGCACCAACACCATACGTATCGCCATTTGGCGTCATACCAAACCCATCAGGGGGTGCGGGAATATCTGTAGGATTCTGGCTTCCCGGCCCAGGAGATGCAGGGTTGGGAACCCATGGTGATGCAGGTAACCCACCACCACCCGTCGTAACATCTTGATCGGGGGGAGAAACGCCGCTGTCAATTCCATTAAACTCTAAACTAAACGACGGGAGACCCATGCCATTCTGAACAAGCCCGTTAATGAGTTGCTCGCCTTGTTCCTGAACGCTGTCTCTTGTCATTGTCCCATTGTGAATAGGAGACCCAGGATAAAGTTCCGTCATCAGCTCTGTGCTGCTGCTTCCCATTCCTGATGTTGTCGCAGCGGGATCTACTGTTGTTTGTTTCACGCTGGGCATTTTTACACCAATCTCCTCATGATTCTAGTTCGTAGAACCTTCTTTGCTTCAGTGATTTTAACGAGCCTTCTCTTCAGTCTGTTCTCTTTAATCTTAAGAGCCTTCATGAAGTTAACATCTTTCGCAAGAGTCTTTGCGAGCTTATCGGCATCAACCTCTTTGGCAACTACCTTACCGGTATCATTTTTGCCTTGTTCTAGGGTTTCTGACAAGAACCTGGCTTCATCTAAAATAAATTTTCTAAGTTGACGGGGTGTCATACGTTTCTTCATTGGATTGCGTGCCTCCACATTAATATCTATCAACTTACTCAAGCTTTATCTTATCAGAATCCTGAAGATTTGTGAATGCTAGCGTTTCCCAAGTGCTCGGATTGGCACCCATTAAACCAAGGGCGTCCAACGGTATGTCTGATTGAGGTTGAATGCCGCGGTGGTTTTCTGCCTGATCTTGATTAAGCAACGTGCTTTGGGCGGTATCTTCCAGCAGCGCTTGCATAATTGGGTCGTTTGATACGCTAGCTATTGTGTTGGGCACCCTGTGTGATAAACTGGGTGGTGCGTTTTCTCTTAGTGCAGGTGCATCGAGTATGGGATGCTTTCGTCGTTTTGGTGGACGACCAGCATATCCTAAGCCCATGGATTGATGCAGAGATCGTTTGGGTTTAGCAGCACGTTCAGATATAACGTTATCAAAACCTAACCCCTCCTGTAAGACTTCTACCAGACATTCTTTGATTAGATCCTTAAGCATGCTTCTGGACATCTTTGCCATTATTTCCATCCAATGATTTCGTTGTAAATCCTATACAACCTATCGGACTTAGTAAAAACCTGTCGCAATTCTTTCGGACTTATTTCCCTGCCTTCTCGCATCATGAATGCACCAGGTGTTGAAGGCTCAGAAACAAAATCCCAACAGATCAGTTGAAAATCATCTTGAACAACCTGGTAATCTCCTTCGTGTCTCGTGGAACCAACACCACGAGAAGAAATCCCAAGCGTCACATTCGCCTCAACGAGTTGCTGGAGAATTTTACCCGAGGGCGTGTCCAATAACTCTACCGTGCCGTAACAAATATCACCATCCATATGAGCTTCACGAATAATGTGGGAGGCGTTCTTCAGTTCAACGACGCTAGTGTCTGGATGATCACACTCACCAAGCGCTCGGTTTTCCTGAATGAATTTCTGATAGTTTCTTACCTCGCGTTCTAAAATGGGTCTGGGATAGATTCTTCCATTTTGGTTTAACGTATCGGCTTTTTGTAAAATTCCCTTCATAAGGATCTTGCCACCGTATTGTGCGCGCGACTCCTTGATGTTCTCTACATTATACTCAAAAGGTTGCCAAGACGTAAGCAGTCTAGCGTCACTCATTTCCATCCTCCAATTCATCGATAAGCTGTAACATCGTTAATTGCCGAGCGAGCGCACTGCTATCACTGGGATCTAGTCTTTGAATGTTCTCACGCACGGAGGTGTATTTTTCTCGTAAGACAGAGTTTTCTTCAGTAGTTTGTCGTTCTAACAATAATTCCAAAACCTTCTTTTTGGTTGCCAAAATCAGATCTGATACTTCATCTTGTTGTCCAAACGTTAAACTACGTAAAAAATCTTTTTGTGATTGAATGAATTTGTCATCATAGGAATCATCAAATCGCTTGTGAAACATTTTTACACTAACGTCATCGATGCCTTCAACTATTTGCAGTGATGAAGGACGTGGTTCAAGCATCATAAATTCCCTTAGCTGGTTTTCATAACGTGCAGTATCGGCCGGAAAGAGTGTACCAGGAACCTTCCATTCATTTAACAACGATTGAACAGTCGCAAGTGCCCTAAAGTTTTCAACCGGAACCGCAAATAAAGCGTTTTTGCCGAATAGCCTATTTGCTTCATTAATAAACACACCTTTTTCCTTCGCTAGCTTACCAGCATTGATGTTCCTTGTTGACTCACAAGCAAGTTCCAGTACCCTGTCTGCAACCTTTTCAGACACACCGTTTGTAGCAAGGATTGCGTTAAAAAGCTTAAATTCTTTTAACAGCTCAGAGCCCTTAACAAAATGTCGCTTTAAAAATTCCGTATATACCTTTGCATCTTCTGGTCTATCTTCTGTGATTGCCAAAACAGATTGCTTGATCACTTGCTCATAAATGAGACCGACATTTCTTTTTTTATTGTGACCCTTACTCATCTTCTGTGTTCTCCGATTCGCTTAGCAAAGAACCTGCATTTATATTTAGGCTGGCATTCATGTTCGATATCATTGCTTCAAGTTCTTTTGTCATAACAGCATGTTGTCTAGTTTTCTTTTCGTAAAAACTCTCTAGTGGATTGGTGTCTTCACCCAACCTGGCAAACCCTTTCAAGGAATCTCTATCATAAGGCCTAGACATTGAATCTTGTGGTCTTGCGTTCCGTCCCACAGCTGTCATTTTTGCAAAATCAGGCATTCCAATCGAGGCAGGGCCCGTCGCTCTCCTCTTTTTCTTGATGGGTTCATTAAAAACGTTTAAAATTTGAGCTTGTGCTTTGGCGGGTGCGTCTTCATCATCGATCGAAAATATGAGCTCGTCTTCATCGTCATCTTCATCACCATCTGGATCGACGGTGCCGATCATACTTGGGAGTCCGATCAAGAGCGGAGCATCTGATTTATCTGCCGCGAACAATCCCCCCTCTTCTCCACCCACTTCAGCTCCAAGATCCTCACCACCGAGGTCCTCCCCACCACCCTCAGGCGTAATTGCTTCGAGTTCCATGTCCCTAAGTTTATCTTCCTCACGGCCCTTTTCAACCTCTTCAATTGTTGCATTGGTCAGACCCATGACATTCTTTCTAATCCAATTACGATCAACAACACCTTCAGGCGCCTTCGAGGCGATGTCAAATTTCGTGCTGATCAATTCAAGCTTTTGTTGCTGTGCAATGGAACTGGGATTGCTAAGCTTGAGATCAAAATCCAGGAGGTCTTCATCTGTAAAACCGTGAGAATACAGGTGAATGATCGCCAGTTTATTGAGCTCTGCCAAAACTGTCTTTTGGATTCTCTGGATCGCGCGAGAAAAACGGATATCTTCCTGAGCCAGTGTTGCCTTGGAGCCGATATCTTCATCGTAACCGAGATACGCACGAGGAATCTTAAGTGCAGCAAACAGTTTCTTTTGGATATACTCTACGTCCTCGATCGCAGCTGTGTTCGTACCTCCTGCAAGGGAGTCAATCTTTGTTCCCGATTCAGATCCACGAACCGGTAGAAAATAGTCCTCATCAACGCTTAAAGGATTGTATCGTAAATCCACCCTGCCCGTATCTTTATCGACAACCTTGTTTTTCTTCAGGTTATCCTGTGCCTGTTGCATGTAGTTTGGAATGTCTTCAGGTGCAACGTTTCCAACGTCAATGTAAAACACCCGTCGTTCAGGAGCACGGATGATGCGGTAAACGAGCATCGCATCTTCGATGAGGATCAGCTGGCGCCAGATACGACGAGCGCTATCAAGAACGCTGGAACCGTACGGCAAAAACGCATCGTTACCCAAAAGCCTGAAATGTATGATCTGCCAGTTTTCAAGCGTTTGATTCCCATTGGCAATCCACCTAAAGCGAACAGCGGCTGGGTCTTCTACATCAAACCCCTCTTCGCGCTCAATTTCCGCGATCGGAATTGGGAACGCGTTTGTAACACCGTACTCAGGATCAACTTCTATGAATAGAAAGAAATCACCGTACTTACACAGGTTGCGAACCCACATCACCAGGTTGAATTCAACGTTTAGAATATCAAAAAACAGGTTCTCTAAAATCTCCTGTATCTTTCTGTTATCGCTATAGATGTGAAGTGAATAACCCTTCTCATCCACAGAAACAGTCTCCTCTGAATAGATGTCTAATGCACTCGCGATTTCAGGAGTCGCTTCCATCTCGCTGAAATCACTGTATCGGCTCATCCGATCGAACGTACCGTACGCGCTCATTGCATTGTTATAGACGTTGTTGGCGCCATAACCAAACACGTCCAGTCTTTCACCTGTCGTGGTGGGTTTGTAATTCTTGACCCTTCGCCTAACAGTGGGTCCGCTTCTAAAGAGCTTTGTCAGTCTATTAAAAAGACTTTCTTGTTCAGCCATTCTCTGTCCTTACTTTAGCAACCACCAAAAATCAGGTGCATCTTTATATGGTTTTGCAACCGGATCCTCACCCACCAACACTGGGGTCGATGTATCATATCTAAAATCATAGATACTGTTAACAAATGGGCTTCTTTGTGGTTCATCACCGGTAGAATTCACCGCAAAAGCCTGCATCATAGCATTCATTAAGCTTTGTCCCTGTTGCGTTAAAGCAGGCGTGGTGTCATATAACCACACCCCAATTGCCAGTGACATAACTAGGTCATCATTCTTACCTTTTTGTGCTTGAGCTTTACCGTTTTTCCAAATGAACGTTTTTAACTCATCATACAATCTAGACGAATAAGATTTGACCTGTTTGCACCTCAATGTTTCTTCTAATTTCGTTAGAATCTGTGGGCGCGTTTTTGCGTTTGTTTGAAAGCCTATCTTGCTAATGTTGTTATTGTCATACGTCGCGTAACGATCACTTTCCTTGGCGTAATATAAGTTGGGATAATCCAGCTCCACCAGTTTCATGATCAACGCGTAACCGTACGAGTTGTTTTCGGGGCACAACAAAGCGTCCAGATACTTACGACCTGCCTCTGCGAGCACGATGGCAAATTCATCTGGTGGTGATTTTCCCTTGAATTCACAAACTATCTCGCTCTCCATTATGTCAATCACGTGGAAGGTGCTATAGTCGGATGCATCACCTCGGGCCACATCAGCGCTTATGATATATTTGCGATCATTGCGTGGGTATTTCCACATCCACACACCCGCCTGAGGCCCCCACTTTTCCAGGGGTGACCTTATGCTGTGACGCATATACTCTATATCCCCTGATTGCAAAAAAGTGTTGCCGCTAGCTGCAAAATCGCACATTAACTCTTGTGCAACCTGCACCTTTGTCATGTTTTTCGCTTCGGCTTTAAACCATTCATCGTCATGATCCGGATGCACGTCCCACAGTAGTTTTATTGCGTTGAATTGATTTAACCCAGCTTCAGCGTCAACGTAAAGCTTGTGATACATGTTACCCACGCCGTTGGGCGTCGATAGAATGATGGCGCGACCGCCTGTTTGAAGCGTCGAATATAACCCGGTATAAACTTCATCGAAATTTCTAACGAACGCAGCCTCATCCACGATGAGAAGCGTTAACGCCTCGGAACGACCGGCATCTTCAGAGGTTGGAATTGCTTTAATTTGGCTTCCGTTAGAAAATAAAACACTCTGTTTGTTATTTTCCACGAGGTCAGGAAGCAACAACCATTTTGGCATGTTACGAAGAACTATTTTGACTTTTCTAATGAAGTTCATCGCGACCGCAAGCTTCGTTGCGATCACAAGGATGCTCTTATCTTTGTAAAATACAGCCAACCACACCGCATAAGCAGCTGAAAGAGTTGATAACCCAAGCTGCCTAGATTTCAAAATGATATTAAATCTGTGCTCATTAAAAGCGTTTGCACAATCATTTTGAAAATCGTACGTCTTAAAGGGAATAAGACCACGAGTTGGATGTTGAATCTTTACATATTTATTGAAAAAGTGAACT